TACCTTCTGCCGCAAATATCGTCGGCGTAACGGTCACGATTACGGCCTTCGATAGCGCCTCGGCAACGGCGGTGACAATTTCTCTTGCCTCTTCGGGCAGCCAGATTGGAAGCGGAGCGATCACGGCTTCGCTGACAAACACGCCGGGGCTATTCACCGTAGGCGCAAACAACAACACGCTTGGGGCCATGCTTTCTCCTGCAATCGTCAACGACCCTTCGTTTGGGGCTACGATTCAAGTCGTTCGCTCGACTCCCGCAGGCGCAACGACGGTCAACGTCAATAACGTCCAAATTGTCGTTTTCTATACGCTCTCTCTCTCCGATTATCTTGAGGCCAAAGGTTTTGGATTTAGCCTTCCTTCGCAGCCCATCATCGGAATTGAAATCGGAGTTACGGGGCACTTCACTGGCGCGAATTTTCCGACGATGACCGTTCAGCTTTTGAAGAATGGCGTGCCCGTAGGAGTTGTAAAAGGCTGCCCGCTACCGATTAACACGGATTCTCGCGTCCTGCTCGGATCGCAAACCGATATGTGGGGGACGACGCTAACGTTTGCGGACTTAAATAGCCCCGGCTTCGGCGTGGCGATTCAATATACGTCAGGAACAGCCGAAGAGTTCGTGGACTTCGTGGACTGCACTATTTTTCTAGCATCGGGTAGCCAGAATTTCACTTGGTTCAAGACGTATGCCCAACGAGATGGGCAGGTCTCGACTCTCGCGGTAGATTCCAACGGCGTGCTCTGGGACGAGGACGTAACGAACAATCCGGGTGTGCTATCGAGCGTGTTTACCGGGCTGCTCTCGATTTATGCGAAAAGCACGACTTTCGATGACGTGGAGTATATAGATTTCTCGAATCTCATCGCCGGGCAAGACATCCCGAGGCAGTGGAACGGAACGACGCTGAATCGCACTTCTCAGGTAGGCCCCGGAGCGCCACCGTCGGTAGGCTTCACGTCTACAACTTACCCTATAGTCGCTTCGCCCAACGGCATTACGCAGAACGCTCCCGTAACCGCGATTACCGCTCTTTTGTGGAGTATCGGCCCCGGTAACAACTCGGTCGCAGGAAACGTCATCACGATTTACTATGGCGGAGGTCCGACAACTCCTGACCCCAATATCGTCGTAGGAAACGGCGTATTCCTGTCCGGGTTCGGGAGCGTTTCAGGGCAAAGCCCGAACGGAACGTATATCGTCAACTCGGTAGGCACGACTCCGGGACACGGCGGGATAATCTTCAATACGTTTACGGTGACCGCACTTTCGGTCGAACTGGCCGAGCAGTTTCCCCCAGCGGGCGGTTCGGCTTATCAGGCAACGCTTGCGAGCGTCTTCACCACTATTCCGGTACCGAACGTACAGGTAGGCTCGCAGATTGCGATAGCCGGAGCGGGTGTTACCGCTTGGAATCAAAGCTGGAATGTGCTTTTCACCCCGAACGCCGCGCAGCTTGCCATAACTGCTACGAGTCTCACCGCCAACGTGGCGACGTACAACTTCACGCTTATTACGGGAGCGCTACCGGCGGCGGGCGAGCAAGTTACCGTTACCTTGACCGACAACGGCAACGGGATATTCAATGTCAACAACGCGACGATTCTTGCCGCAACGGGCACGACGTTTACGGTTAATTTGCTCTCTCCGAACATTGCCTCGGCGGCGGAAGCGGGGCAAGCGATTATCAACGGGACGGAGTTTCAATTCGACCCTGCGCCTGCTCTCGTCGGTTCGGCAACTAGCCCGATATTCGGAAACTCCGGCGGCGGGACTCTATCGGTTGCCGGATTGCTCGGCGCGGGAAGCCGAGAATGTGTCGTATTCTTCGTCACCGCTTCGGGCTATCTGACCGCGCCTTCAACGCCGGTGACGTTTACTCTTACGGCCAGCGCGAACGCCATCGTTGTGACCAATCTGCCGATAGGACCGCCGAACGTCGTAGCGCGAGGACTAGCCTTTACGGGAGCGAACGGAGCTAATTTCTTCACCCAAGAGTTTCCGACTACGATAGTCAACAATGGAGTCTCTACTACCTATTCGTCTACTTGGGTGAACGACAACACGACAACGCAAGTGACGCTGACGATCACCGATGCCGTATTACTCGCAGGACAAGCGATTGACGTGCAAGGATTCAACCTGTTTGAGTTGAAAGAACTTGGCCCGTCTCTCGGAAATATCGCTTACGCGAATCGCATGTTTCACTGGGGCGAGCTAAACAAGATTACTCAATTTCTCAATCCTACGTTCGATGGCGGATTCCTTAACCCTCTAGGAACTCATCTTGTGCCGCTCGGTTGGACGCATCCGACGAACCAAGGCCCGTATCTCGGCACGCTCAACGTCTCGCCCGTATTTGGAAATTCTTACTACGTGCAAAACTCTACAGGCTCGCCGCAAGCGACGATGGGCTTTATCATGCAGCCCGCATTTCAGGACTTTTACAATGTTCCTATTATTCTACCGAACACGCTCTATTCGGTGCGCTGTACGGTGCGGAATCCCTCGGGTATTGCAGGCGGAACTTTCCAGATTGGCCTTTACAGTCCCGGATTCAACAAGTTTTATGGCTCGCTCGCTATCGCCATCAACACGATGAGCACGAATATGCAGATATTCTCGGGGCCGATGCTGACGACTCCGTTTGTCACCGTGCCTGCGGACCTGCAACTTTTCGTCGCCGCGACGAACGTGCCTGCTACGCTCGTAGATTTTGAATTAGACGGATTCGACGTGTTCCCTACCGTCGAGCCAATCCTGACTACGGCGCTAGCCGGCTCTTACGCGGGAGATTTTGAGTCGTTCGACCAAATTAGCGGAAACTTCGACGCTTCGATTACCAACCAACAAGCGGTCAGGGCTTGTTTCACGCTGTTCGATACGCTCTACGTGGTCAAGACGGGTTCTTTTATTTCCACCAATGACAATCCTTCGCTTGAACCCGCGCAGTGGAATCAGCGCACGGTTTCGGACTTTATCGGTACGCCCTCAATCAATGGCGTGGACTACGTAGACGGCGGAGAGGCGGGCGAAGATTACGCACTAATTGCCGGAAAGTCAGGACTCTATATCTTCAACGGCGGAGAGCCTGTACCCCTTTCGGGGGATATCCGCACGCTCTGGAATCTCATTAACTGGAAATTCGGATACTCGCTATGGGTGCGCAACGACATCGTAAACAAGAGGATTCTGGTTGGCGTACCGCTGCCGACTCCGAATCAGTTCTTGCCCAACGCTCCGGCCAATTCAAATCCGCAGACGCCCAACGTCGTTCTGGCGATGAGCTACAAAGAAGTCAACACGGTATCGGACTTAATCGAGCGGCAGACGATCCGAGCTTCGAGCTTTACCGGAAAGCTGATTGCTCTCGATATGTCGCGCAAGTGGACCATCTGGCAGATTCAAGCGCCTTACGCGGACTTCATCCAGCGCCAAGATACAACTACGCCGGTGATGCTGGGAAATTCGATGGGTACCGGAAAGATTTACCAATTGATTGATGGCCTAGCGAACGATGACGGCTCACCGATTAACATGGTGTATACGACTTACGCTTTCACCAAGCCCGATACCGAGCAAGCGCTACAGATGGGCAACGTGCAAAAGCTCTACGCCTACATGACCATGAACGTCACGGGCAATGGTAATCTGCTGATTACGGCTTTGCCAAACAGCATCACCAGCCCGTTCGCTGAAGCTCTTTTCCCGATTCAGTTGCAGGCTACGGCTACGTTCGATAGAGAAATCCCGCTCAACGAAGAGTGCAACCGGCTATTCATGCAGTTCTCTACGAACGCAGTAGGCGAGTTTTTCGAGATGAGCGAAATGGTGATGATGATGCGCCAGAACGTCATGTTCCCGGTGAGAGGTGTCTGATTCCCCTTTCGCTACAAGACGAAATCACCATGCTGCGCAAGATGCCTAGCTTCGGCAGATTCCTGGGAACTGCCTTGCAGCGAGTCGAGGATGGAATCAACAATCTGGGCTTATTCAGCGGAATTGACGCGAGCGGAGTCAGTCCTACGCCGCCGCCGATTCAAGGCTTAACTGTGGCTTCGGACGGAGCGGGACTGGCCCACGTTGTAATCAATCACTCGGCACCGACGCAGAAAAACTTTCGCTATTTCGTGGAGTGGGGCACCGACCCATCGTTCAACGGAGCCTATCAGGAAGATTTAGGGGCGGCGCGGCATCGAGTCTTGAGCCTGCCGCAAGGAACTTATTTCTTTCGAGCTTTCCATCAGCTTCCGAACAGCCAGCCGTCGAAGCCCGTAAACTTTGGCGGTAATTCGCCTACGGGTGTGGTGATGTCGAGCGGGTCTACGCTCTCGCTTTTGCCCTCAACGGGTAGCGGAACGGGAGCAGGAAATGGAAGTCAGCCGGGCGTAGGAATTGGAAAGACGTTCTATCGCCCCGCGCCCGGACCTAAACGGACTTCGGGTAAAACGCTATGAGCCTGCGAGACTGGAAAGACTCCGACGCCGACTGGATGCGCGACACGCTAAAGCGCTCCGGGCTGGACGACGTATGCCTGCCCGACAAGAAAAACGCGCTATTCCTGCTAGGAAAGGCTTACGTAGACGATAAGGGCCAGACGGCGATGATTGCGGCCACCAAGGTAACGGGCGAACTTTATCTGGTCTTGGACCATGAATGGAGCGACGCTCCGGCGCGTTGGGCCGCACTGCAAGAGTTGCGAGATGCGGTAGTAAACGAGGCTTCGGCTCGCGGTTTTGATTGTTTGACGCTATTTTGCCCGCCCGATCTGGAGAAGAGTTTTAGCAAGCGGCTGATTGCCTTGGGGTTCATCAAGTCGCCGTGGCAGTCGTACTCGCTGATTTTGTAACTTGCAATACAGTTTTATGCTAGTATTCGCGTGGGTAACCTCAGGCGCTACCCGCGAACGGAGCGCCAATTGAGAATTACCACCTACGCGGTCTACAACATCGAAACCGGAGAACTTCTCGAACGCGAGAGCTACGAATACTCCGGCCCTCTAGCGCTGGCCGACCGTGGCGCAAATAAACAAGCAAAACAGGCGGCAGGAGTAGCGCAAGGCGTGGCAGGCCAAGAACGCACCGGCGCGAACCAGATAGGCTCTTCGCTCATCCCCGGACTCGAACAAGAAGCAAATAATCCGACCGGCTACACACCCGCCGAAACGAATAACATGCTTGTCGCTGGCGAGCAGGGCGCTGGCGGCGCTACGTCTGGAATCACTGGCGAAGGCGCACAGATGGCCGCAAAGACGCGCAACGCGGGCGGCTACGGGGCGGCTCTCGACCAGGCGGCTCGCGACAAGACGCAAGCTCTGTCGAATAACGCGCTAGGCGTAGCGAACAAGAGCGCGAATCTAGCCCAAGAGAAACAGCAATCCGCGCAAGGAAAACTCGCCGGTCTGTACGGCACCGATACGAGCGCCATGCTTTCTTCGATGGGCTTGCAGACGGGCGACATCAATGCGGAAATCAACGCCGACAAGACGGGTTGGGTACAGGACTTCACGCAAATTATGCAGGGATTAGGGGCTTTGGGTCAGGGCGCAGGAGCCGCAGCTAAGGGCTTTGGAGGATAATTGCCACTATCTCTCGATGATCTCGATAGCGTAGCAGCAATTCACGCGCCGCATTTGCTCGTTGGCCCTCCTGCCGCTATGGGCAACATGGGTATGCAGCCCTCGACGCCGCTGCCGATGCTGCCGCCTACGCGCTCTGCCTCTCCGGTAGCACAAGGCGAAGCTCCGCAACCAGCCGAGACCGCTCCAGCTACACAACCAGCCCCGGCTATTCCGGCCCTGCAAAATCCTACACGCTCGGAATCGAACGCCGCAGGCAGGCAGGAATTTCAAGCCGGTATGCCGACAGTGACAGACGAGCCGGGGACGCCCGGCTTCTACGCCCAGAAAGAGGAAATCAATCAGTACAAGCAGGCCCATCCGTGGGGTAGTCCGGTGTCGGAGCATCCCGGATTTCTAGGGAAAGTAGGTCACGCGCTAGGAGAAGCGGCTAACATCGCGGGAGACGTATTCGCTCCGCAGATTACCAGCCTAATACCGGGCAGCCAGTTAAACGAGAAATTGCAATCAGCCCAAAACCAGCGCGGCATGACGGCGGCTACGGGTAACGAAGAGAAGGAAGCACAAGCCGGAAACCTCGACGCCGAAACCGCAAAGAATATCGAAGAAACAAAAGAGATGCCCGGCAAGGCTGCCGAGGCAAGCAAGCTCGATGACGCTCGCGTGACGGCTCTCTTGCATCCCGAGGCTAAGACCGCTTTCGAGGCGTGGCGCGAGCAAAATCCCACGGCTCCGGTAGAAAAGTTCCTAGCCGCGCAACAGGATGCGAAGCCCGATAAGCCCGCATCGGAACAAGACAAGGAAGTAAGCGACTACGAACAGGCTCATGGCTTGCCCGATACTCCAGCGAATCGCGACAAGGCGAGAGACACGATTAAGACGCGAGACAAGACGCCGCGACAGCCGACTGACCGCGAAGAATGGATGAAAGACCACCCGGGCGAGTCAATAGATAACTTCTGGAAAGCTAAGGCCGGAGCGGGCGGCGCAGCTAAGGCCGAGGCAGGCGAAGAATCAGGTAAAGCCGCGCAAGCCTACGCTGATGATTACCTCAAGAGCGGAAAGTTTACGGGCGCGGGCGACGAAGCGCTGATGGAGAAGTATTTCGAGCTAGCCAAGCCTTCTAGCGGATTCCGCATGACTCAACCGCAAATCGAAATGCTGACTAAGGCGCAAGACCTGATGAACTCGGTAGTGGCCAAGGGCAAGCACCTATTCAGTCCCGAAGCTCCGTACTTCTCGCCGGAGCTTCGCTCGCAGATTGTAGAAACCATGAAGAATTTGCAGAAAGCGCGGGACGAAGTAAAGCCACAAGCAGGCGGAAAAGTCTCCGCCGCTACGGCTGGCGGTAAAACTTGGAATCCGCAATCGGGGCGCTATGAGTAGCGCAACGAACGGGCTTGATATCGTGCAGCATCCGACGCTCGGAACGCTAAAGTTTCCGAAGGATATGTCTCCCGAAGAACGAAATTCGTCTATCGAGACCATGGAGCTAAAGACGGGCGCGGGGATGCAACAAAAGGCGCAAGCACAAGCTCGCCCAGGCGCAGACTCTCCCGTTATTCAGCCCGTCAGCCGCACGGCGGGATTGCTCGCGTCCGGCCCGAAAATGCTTCCGCCGAAGTCGGAGCAAATGACCGACGTGCCTTCGGCCTCGGCTCGCAGCACAGGATCGCCGGGATTCGGACCTTCGTCGCAAGCACCAGAGAAAACGGTGCAAGATAGTGCCAAGGCAGGGCTGGCCACGGCTGGCGCAGCACTGGCTCCCATGGCCGCCCCTGCTGCGGGATTGCTGGCAAGTTCTGCGCTCTCCGGAGGCGGCGCCGGACTCGGAACGATGGCCGGACAGGCTATGTCGGGAGAGAATCCTACTGATACCGAGCAATTATTGGAAACAGGACGTAACGCTTTAGGCACAACGGCAGGCGGACTCGCTCTAGGAATGATTCCCAAGATTCCGGCTATCGGCAGAGAAGCTCTTGGAAAAGTCAGCCCAACTCTCGCGGACACGCTATTACCAGCCAAGCCTGCGCTGGACCCGTTCGGCTACCCGGCGAGCGAGAATCCACCCAGTCCTGATTTCTTCAAGCCGCCCAAAGTTATCAGACCGGGACAGACACTTTTCGGAGGGCCTGCTACTAAATCTGGATTTGTACCAGGGAGTCCTGAGCAGGAAAGCGGTTATTACCCGAGCGTAACTAAAGTTCCGATTCGACCGACGCCCGATTACAAGCTGACGCCCGAAAGCGTACCCGGGCCGGATACGGCTGGAAAAGGGAATCTCCTCAGCCCGCTGGCTAAAAAAGGCGACCCGCGAGCCGCGCAGGAATTGCTACGTCGTGGCCGTGGCGTGCTGTACGTTCCGGCCGAGAGCTACGGTCCTCCGCGCTCTACGACTACCTTTGGGCCTCCTGAAGCCGAATCTCCGAGCTTTCGTACCGACGACAACGGGACGACCTGGGCTACGATGTCTGGTTCTCCGGCCGAAGTTTCTATTCCCAAGGGTATGACGGGTGAGGCAGCTAACAAGTACGCGCTCGACAAGATTGAGTTGCAGAGAAAATTCGCAGCATCAAGACAGCAATAAGGAGATTTTATGCCCCAACTACCGACACAGCTTCAACCCGCGCTCTTGGCTCCCGGTTACGGGCCGACCACGCTTGTCAATGCCGCGACCGGAACGGGCACAACGGGCAGCTATTTCTTCACGATTCAGCCCGCGCTCAACAGTCAAGCGAGAATCCTGACGCTCGTCGCCTCGGGCGCATTCAGCGTTTGCACCATTACGCTCAAGGCCTCGATTTCAGGGACTGGCGGCACCTTCAATGCCTACTCGACGGCGGATACTTCGATTGACGTTCATGCCGCGCCCATCGTGCAGATAAAAGATTTGGAGCCGGGCTTGGTCTATCAGATTAGCGTCGCTACCTTCACGGGTACCTCGATTACGCTAACGGGAGAACTCAGTTGAGAAAACTTCTACTGCTTTTGCTCTTTGCTTATCCCTGCTTCGCGCAAAAGCAGGTGCCCATCGTCGCTGGAGCGGTAACGCTTGACGTATCGCAGAACAACAACTCTTTCTTCGTTCCCGTCACGGCGCAAATCAACAGCGTCAGTATCATAAACCCTCTTCCCGGACAGCAAATCAGTGTGATTTTCACGCAAGACTCTACGGGCCATTCGGTCGCGTTTGGCGGCAATATCAGCGGCGCGGGAACGGTCTCGACCTCGGCCAGCGCTACAACCACGCTAGGATTTGTTTTCAATTCCCTGTCTAATACCTGGTATGGCACGAATTCAGGCAGCGGAGGTGGCGGAGCGGTTTCTTCCGTTTTTGGGCGCACCGGAGCGGTGGTAGCTACAACTAATGATTACACCATCTCGCAGATAGGTGGACTAGGCACTGGAGTTGGAAGTTTCCTGGCCACCCCATCGAGTGCGAATCTGGCCTCGGCAGTCACCGACGAAACAGGTACGGGCGCTGTGGTTTTCGGCACTAGTCCTTCACTAAATCTGACCTCATCGGCTCTTTTGGAATTGCCTTCATCGGGAGGATTTACCAGCTCTTCCACGAATAACTACGGCGTAGACTCCGCGCTGAACAACGTACACTTCTGGAACGGGTTGGCCGACCTGATTAACCTAGGAATCGCCACAGTGCCCACCAACGGAGACATCGCTGGATTCGGCGTCACTTCCAGCCACGTCACGGTTACCGACTTGGGCGCTCCGACGGGCGGCGGAACGAACTTCCTGCAATGCACTCCCAACGGCCTTGTCGCTGGAGACTACTTCGGCGTCAACAATTCCGGCATCTGCGCTGAGATTGTGCCTTCGCAGACGTTCAACAATCAGACGACCTCTTATCCATTAGTGACTTCCGATATGCGGGGCAAGGTAGTCCAACTGACAAGCGCCAGCGCGATTAATGCCACACTGCCATCGGCTGCGTCTATTGGAAATAGTCCCTATACGCTAGTTGAGAACTCAGGGACATCCTCGGGTACCGTCACCCTCAAGGCCACAACCTCAACGGTAAACGGAGTGGCCGGAGCCACGGGCATACCTTTGCCTCTCGGAACTTGGTGCAACGTAGGAACTCCCGACAACGTAAATTACAACGCGCTTTGCTCGCCGGGGCTATTAACAGCCGGGACCAACATCACTCTCACGCCCAGCGCCTTCGGGACACAGATTTCCTCAACCGGTTCAAGCGGAATTAGCGGCCTAACTACCGGCCAGATTCCTATCGCGGGCAGCGCCACCACTCTAACCTCTTCGGTGGCCGCTCCTGCTGGAACGATAGTCGGCACCACCGACACTCAGACGTTGACCAACAAGAGTTTGGCGCTGACTGAGATAAATTCCGGGCTAACCTCTGGTGGGGTAGTCTGCGCAACTAGCACCACCGCAATTTCCATGACCGCAGCTTTGACTGCGAACGTGATACCCAAGGGCGGCGGCGCTGGAGTCTGCCCCACAAACTCTCTACTAAGCGACAACGCCACCACTCTTGCATACACAGGAACAGGCGGCGTCACTGCTCCCATCGCTGGTATCGGCACCTCGCCTCCATCCTTTACCGTAGGTACGGGCGGGGCAATCGGAGAGAGCGAGGGCACAATCGCCACAGGTCTTGCCTCGACGGATATAATCTCCGCCGACTCCACCAATCACTGCTTCCACATTAACTATAACAACGTGGACAAGGGCTGTATTCCTGGGCAGCCTGCCGGACTCGTCACTATTCAGACCATAAGCGGAGCGGACTACACCAACACGACAGTCACTCCCTCTACCGTATTCTCGTGGACCCTTCCCGCTACCGCTGTTGCCCAGAACTATCGCTATACCTGCGATCTACTATGGGAATCGACAGCCGCCACGCTGGTCGGCCCGGTGTTCGGACTCAATATCTCCGCTGCTCCTACCCAACTCACCGGATTGGCCTCGGTGCAGAATACTTTGGCTGGCGCGGATGTAAACGGTTACCTAAGCAACACTACCACTGGCTCTCAGACCTTGGTGACCAGTAGCGCCGCTGGAGTCACTAGTACAAATTATTGGGCCAAAATCTCGGGCACGATTGAAGGTTCGCCCACTGCTGGAGCAACCTTCATTATTAACGCAGCTTCGACAAGCGGTACAACCGCCTCGCTCAATATTCGCCGAGGAAGCGCCTGCAAGTTAGAGGTTGTACAGTAATGAGGTCTCTACTCCTAACCTTGGCCCTGCTTCTCGCTCCATTGGGCGTCTCGGCTCAGGAAACCGCCAAAGGTCCGGTCTCGATTAAAGGCCCGGTCTCGATTGGGGGCACACTTTCAAGTGGCATGGGCACCGTAGCCCTACTTCAAAACACGGCGACTTCGGGGTGTACTGGTTCGTCGGCAACATGTTCCAATACCATCACTTCTACGACCTCTGGCAGCCTAATCGTGATAAAGGGAATCGCCAACGCAGGAGTTTTTATTTCCGGCACAACTCTACCAACCGCCGGTGTCTGTCAAAACGCATGGGTAGTTTATACGCCAGTTCAAGTGAGTCAGGGAGCTGGTCAGGCCTTGAGTGATGCCTATTGCACGAAATCAGTAGGTGGTCAGACCTCACTTACTTTTACGTGGAATTCCGCCTCGCCTGGGGCCGTGTCAAACGAGGGGCGTATTCAAGAATATAGCTACTCAGGCTCAACTCCAGTTGTAGATTCATCCTCAACCACGTTACTCCAGAATACCGCTGGCGGTACCAGTATGCCGGGAGTAGGGCCGCTAACCTTGGCAGGGCCAAATAGCTTAATTATCCAGGCGATTACTCCTGAAGGTGGTACTCCCTCGGGAATCACGACCTATACGAATTTTATCGGAGCTGCTGTTTTTGGTTCCGCGACTCTGCTTAATACCACTAACGGCGCAGCTCCAACATGGACCAATAGCAATTCTCAGCCTTACTGCGCTAACGCAATCGTGTTTCACTAGGACTACGATGAAACGATTTCTATATCTCGCGCTTCTCGTCTTGCTGGCTCCCGTTGCTGCTATGGCGGCTGGCGGTACCTGCCCGGCTAGTTCGGTAAGCTACGACTCCCGCACTCCATCAGCCACCCCCGGACCTCTATCGGCTATCGGCGTGACAAGCTGCTTCTTCGTCGCCTCTAATGGCTCGGACTCAAATGATGGACTATCCGAGGCGTCGGGACATCCTTGGCTGCACGCTCCCGGTATGCCGAACTGTTCTGGGGTTTGTGCCTCAACCACGATTACTGCGGGCGAGGGTATCATCGTTCGCGGAAACGATGTGTGGCACGTCGGCAATAGCGCCCTGACTCCATATACCGGAGGAATCTGGAACTTCAATACCACCGGAAATTCCACTAACCTAATTTATATCGGAGTAGACCCAACGTGGTTCTCTGGAGCGTCGTTCGGTAGACCTGTGCTGAACGGAGACAACCCAGTTACGGCAGGGGGAATTGTAGCAAGCTGCGCTTTCCCTGCGGGAACGAACTTCTGGTTCTTCGGCTTTCTGGGCAGCGAATACACGGTGCTGGATAATTTCGAGTTTACCGGCCTGTGCTGGAATGACACGCCGAACAATAGCAATCAGCACGCGTACCTGAAACACTTTGGCGGAAACTCGCAGAAAACCAGCTTCCACGTATTCTCGAATCTCTACTTTCACGGCTGGACGCATACCGCCTTTACGCCTTCGACCTGCGGGAACTCGACGCCATCGGGCGTCTGCAACAATGTCCAAGCGATGCTCGGCAACACCCAGCTTGAGCAGGGCACGCTTATCACCCACACGATTATTGACGGCGCTGATTCCGACCCGCTTTCGATGAACGGAATAGACGCGGACGGCTACGACGTGGAGTACAGCGTGATGCGGAATCTTGGCGGGACGCAGATTTTGGACAACTGCCACATTGCCCACGACAACCTTTTCGAGCATATCAATAACGACCAGTCCAACTCGACCCACTCCGATATGTGGTTCTGCATCGGAGAATATCCGTCGAACAATTTCTTCTACAACAATTTGGTGCGTTTCATCGGCACTGATTTTAGCCAGCCGCTATCGGCTATTTTCTGGTTCAATGAGAACACTACTGGCCTAACTGATTACGTTTACAACAACGTGGGGCACGACGTGAATTGCGCGGCGAACTGTAACAACTTTGAGAATCCGGCGTTCGCTACCACTACCCTGATATTCAACAACACTTGGGAGTCGAAGAATAACGTAGCGGTCTGGGCTAACGGGAACTCTTCGAGTTGGGCCATCACTGACGCAAACAATCACTACATCACCAACAACGGCTCTACCTGCTCTGCGGTGTACGCCAAAGTCACGACGGTAAATGGCGGAGTCACAAGCTGCGCGGGTGACGTGTTCCAAACGATTTCAGTTGCGAACGCTCAGGGGTACGTTGCCGGAAACGATTACGCTCCCACGCTATCATCCAACGCCACGGTAGGCACCGGCGTGAACGAGACTAGCCAAGTCGCCAACTTCGGGCCTGCCTTTGCTGCCAGCACCACGAATGGCTGCTCTTACACGACCGGAACGATTACCTGTCCGGCGGTAACCTCGCATGTGCGGCAGACGACTGGCGGAGTTTGGGACCAAGGCGCGTATTTCTTTCAGACCAGCGGTGGTTCGGTCACGCTCTCGCCCACAGGCAATACCTATCCTTCCACGGTGCTGACCAACACCAGCGCAGCCGCAACCTTCACACTCTCCAATACCACGGCCTCAGGAATAACTGGAATCAGCGCGGCGAACGTAAGCGGGAACACCGGAGACTTCACCAACACCGGGGCCGGGACTTGCTCTACGACTCTCTCGGCATCTTCAAGCTGCACCTACACGGTAACCTTTGGGCCAACGGGAATCGGCGCACGATCTACCACTTTCACGGTGACCGATAGCGCGGGCACCCAGACCTCGGCGCTCACCGGTACAGGGGTCTCGCAGACCGGCACAAGCGCAACCTCGATCTCATTCGGCAACGTGGTGGACGGCACGGTATCTCCGCAGCAATTCGTCACCATCACCAATAATGGCTCAACGGGATTAACCGGAGTCGCCGTCACGCTCGGCGGCGCGAATCCCAGCTTGTACGCCAAGGTCACGCCCTCTACAGGAACCGATTGCAACGCCATTTCTACTCTGGCGGCATCGGCATCCTGCAACGCGGCGGTTACCTTCTCGCCGGTGACTGTTGGCACGTTCCCAGCCACACTCAGTTTTGCCAGTAGCGCGACCGGCAGTCCACTGGTAATCACCCTCACGGGTAACGGAATCAATCCGATTGTCAGTCCCACGCAAGGATTTGCTACACCCCCAGGGTTCCCCTGGTAGGAGACTTATGAAATACATTGGCACAGCGTTTATGGTTGTACTGCTCGCGGCGATTGCTCTAGGCGCTCAAGCGTCGGGCGGATACTTCACTGGCGGGGCACTCGTTTACTCGGTTGACTCAAGTGTTACTATTGCCATGTGCGGAACTCCCCCGGTCGGAAAATTCAGCAAATGCACCTATGGAACCGGAGAAGCCTACTCGCTAGGAACAGGCACTACCCCGACGTGGGTAGTCTCGATTCCGCCCGCAACAACCTCGCCCACGCTGACGCTTCAGGGCGTGACCAAGACTCTACCGGCTTCGTTTTCCATCACGGCAGGGGCAGCGACAATCGCAGCACAATAGGAGGCGTATGTCCGTGACGATGGTTGTAAACGCTAAGAAATACGACTGGTCTACCTGGCTCATGGGCATCATGCGCTCGTTCTTGAGCGGAGCCGCGATAGCCCTGACCACCGGAACGGGCGGAGCGCTGCTCAGTATTCCTAGCACTATGCTGTGGAAGCTCATGGGCATCAACTTCCTAGTCATGGGTCTATATCGCATGGGAGAGTTCTTACAGCTTCACGGCGCTCCCGACCAGGTACAGGCGAGTCTGAAAGCTGCTGCCGAAGCAACACAAGCTGTAGCCGCACAAGCCGACGCCGCCGCCGAAGCGGTCAAGGTTGCTCAGAACGTAGCACCGAACAAGTAGTCTGGGCGGAGCTGATGACAGTGTGGCAGATGATTTTGGGAAGCCTGGCGACGATTTGCATCTCGATAATCGCCAACACGTACCTGTTCGGTAAGCGAGCAGGGAATCAAGAGACCAAAGTGGAATTCCTTGACGCCAACTACACCTCGCTCAGGCTGGAAGTATCCAAGATTCGGACTGCATTTGAGTCCTATACAGGCAGGTCTGTCGAAGGGGTAGACTTCAGACCCCGCCGAAGAGGAGAACACGACTAATGACGCCCATTGGCCCACCATTCCCAGGGGAAACACTGGTGATTTACGACGGCACCAAAGTCTATTGGGACATCACGCTCGGCACCGCGCCCGGCACATTGAAGTTCACGGCAGCGAATGGAACGGTAGTGAAGATTAACCGCGAGACGGGCGCGATCATCCCGTAGCATGTCGGGATTGGCACTTGCTCGCTTGGCCGCGCAGGTTTTATGTATCGGCTGGGCGGCAAGCGTACCCACGCCCCGCGTAGTGCATCGGTATTTGATGGCTCAATTTATGGCTTCGGTAATCGGAGAGGCGGTGCTGGCAAAGGTGGAGGATATTACGAACGAGTTATACGCGATTGTCTTTATTGCGTTGAGCCTAGTGGTGTACGCGACAATGCTGGGTATCATGCGAGAAGCCATTAGGAAACACCCGGCAAGACTACTGGCGGTCTGCGTGGGCGCGGCTGTCGCCATGCTGACCGTCTCTTCCGTGGTACTCAACCGAAACCTTGGCCTATTCGATTGGATGGCGACGATTGATGCCGCCGTCTTAATCTTCATGGCCGTCTGCTCTGGCTTGGGCGCGGCGCACCATACCCCGCAATGGCAAAGGATTTCGCTAACTCTCATGGCCTTCTGGCTGGCGCAGGCTGTCTTTGAACTGGGCCTAACCATGCACCTGTGGAACTCCTATTGGATGCGCACGAACGAATGGCTGCCAGCAATTCTGGTCTGTTCGGGCTGCGCGTGGCTAGCTCGTATTTCTCGATTGAAAGGAAGGAAGGCCGAGGCGTGAACGAAACGACGAGCCCGCATGGGGCGTATATCACCCTCTCGCTCGTCGAATACGTTGACCGGGAATTGGAGCATCGCCGTAAGTTCGTAGACACTCAGTACCAAGCGTTGCGCGAGATTCTTTCACTGAACCTGACGTATATGAAGCAGGCTAACGAACTAGCCTACATCGAATTGCAGCGCAGGCTAGACGTTCTGAATCATGCGCACCAAGAGGCCAAGCTCAAGGAGCAGGCTTTTCTGCCCCGCGAGAATTTCGATCAGTTCTTTAAGGATTTCGGGAAGTGGCGCGATGAAGTGAACGGTTTTCAATCGAATCTGATAGGAAAGATTTCGGTAAGTGTCGGGCTAGTCGGGGTGGTGCTGTTCTTACTATCCCACTTTTGGAAGTAAAAGGAGCTTCAGATGATGTTCATGATTCAATTCCTGATATTCGTGTGCGTCGTAGCCGTGGTGATTATCGGCATCCGCTGGCTGCTCTCGCTGACCGGAGTATCCATACCCCAGCCCCTCATGCTGATTTTAGGAATCCTGCTGTTTATTTTTCTGCTGATAATGTTCTTGCAGTACATTGGCTACGGAACGAATTTAGGACTCCCAGTGTGGCATCACTAGGAAGATTGCCGGAGGGGTCCTGGTCCCGGCTAAGGTAACGGTGCCCCTCTTGTCGGACGGCAATGTAGGAAAGTCTAACACGGAGCTTATAACAGGAAATACAAGGAATCTCGTATGAATCCCAAGGTCCTACTTCTCGCACAAGCCATCGCTCAGGCCGAAGGATTCAACGCTCCCGGATCGCTCCCTCAGCGTTGCAATAACCCCGGAGACCTAGAAATGGGAGATGTGGGCTGCGGCGTGGACCAAGGGAAAACGATCTTCCCGAACGAGCAAGCCGGGTGGACCGCCCTAGAGAATCAAGTGGACTTGATGCTGACCGGAAAGTCTCACGTCTATAAACCGAACATGACGCTTCTAACCGTGGCGGATTTGTATACTGGCGGCGACATGGCTCCTGCATGGGCGCAGATTGTTGCTCACAAGCTCGGAATCTCTGTTGTAAACACACTTTCGGAGTACTACAATTCGTGACATTTAGGAGAAAAATGACCAGACTAGCCCCCGCCGTAGCAGTCCTGCTGTGCGCTTCGCTGATTGGTTGCAATTCCTCGCCGCTCGCAGTTGCCAACCGAGCCGAGGACGTACTGACCGCCGTGATTCAAGTCGCCTCTGCCGAGACTCCCGCTATTCCGGTAAGCGACCAGCCCGCCTACACCAACTTTGTGAACCTGGCCAAGACGCTCGACAATCAGCTTTCGGTCTGCATCGCTGGCGTCTCGGGATTGACCGGGCAGGGCGCTAAATTTGCGGCTTGTTTCACTGCGTTCGCCTCGGGACTATTCTCGCCCACCGAATTGCAGCAGCTTCGCATCCTGAATCCAGCGACGCAAAACAAAATCCAGCTCTACGCCACGGCGGTAGTCACTGGCCTTAACGTCGCCCTAGCTTTCTTTGGCTCAACGGTTGTCAGTCCACCGGCCATCGGCACGCCGCCGACATCGGCAGAGATGCGTCAGCTTAAAATTCAGGTAAGCTCCTACGTGCAGGTAGGCTACTAGTGGGAGTGGACGCCATAGCGCAATTGATTCTCCTGTTGGAGCCGGAAGCTCAGGCTTTAATCGTTCTTCTGGTCAAGAAGCTGCATCGAAATCAGCCGACGCCCAACCCTCTGCCCTTTCCCGATGCGCCTTCGCCGGTTACCGTCAACGTATCCAGCCCTAGCAAATGAGGTGGTTCATGGCATGGTGGCACCATCACGAATCAGACAACGAGCTATTGCAGGACATCAAGGAATTGCTCATCGAATTGGTGAAGCAAGGCAGCAAAGCGAAGTCACTCGTACTAAAAATCTCATCGCAGCACGGAGGAACAGTGGGACAGCCGGTCACTTTGGTAGTTGGTGCAGGAGCGGTTCAGTCAACGGTAGCGGAGTTTAGTGGACCGAATGGAACAGGAACACAGGTACCCATTACGGCGGCAATCGCTTTCGCCAGCGACAATTCGGCGGTAGCGACGGTGGACCCTGCTAGCGGTCTAGTTACTGCAGTAAGCGCGGGAACGGCCAACATTTCGGCAACCGACCCGTCAAACAATCTATCCGATTCGGTCGCAGTAACCGTAACGGCGGCTGTGGTCGTAGCCGAATCCCTGGTTCTAACCGTTCCGCCGCAGGCTCCGGCAGCCGTCGCCGCAGTTAAGGCAGAAAAGTAGTACAGAGACCGCAGCACTATCAAGCGGCTTTCCACCTAGAAGCATAGGAGGGTGCCGACAAAATAAGTAAGGTCAATTCGGGGCTGGCATCAGTCACTCTCCCAAGGGCTTGGTGCTGGCCCCGAACTATTTTGGTTAGAGACCGTTTACGTTCATACAGAAACGGTCGCCCCTAGTCGCTGCTATGAATTTTATGCAGTCCGACTCGGCGACCATAGACTCCTCTTTGGTACACATGTCGAGAAGAGTTAGTTCAGGCTCCAACCCCCTGTCCTTTAGAACCTTTATCCATTTAGCCATACGGACATTTGCTGGCTTATTGATGTGCTGCTTAAGACGCTGACTAGGACTTGCGCTTACTCCCACGTAGAACCACCTCTTTCCCCTTGGGTCGGTCAGGATGTAAATCAGCCTAAACATTTTTAGATTCCCCCTTGACACAATATACTACATTCTGCTATTCTCTGCAACATGAAAAGCAAACAACATCCGGCATCGAAACCAGTAAGGGTACCGGACCTGACCTATCAGAAGCTGGTAGACGAATCGAACAAGTCGGGGATATTCATTTCTCGCTTAATTTCGGCGGCGGTGGATGCGTACCTCGCAAGGAAGAAGTCATGAGCCGTACCGTTCGCCAGCAAGCCATGCAGGAAATAGCCCTCTGGCTGGTCAAGGCGGCACTGATTGGCGCAGCCGGAGCTTTTATCGGCTTCGTCATCGCGGGAGCCGCAAGCCAATGATCGAAAACTCCAAGCTGTATGGAACGAAATTGACGGTCGGACCGCGACTCAAGAAGCTACTTAGAGAGCGTTACGGCTACGAGCTTCTATGGGAAGAAAAATATCCCGACCAAGAGAATCCGACATCCGATGGCCGTGGAGAATTTCAGAACACCCGAGAGTGGATTGAAACGGCCAAGCTAGAGGATGTATTTGACCTTTGGCTGCGCGGACGCAATCTAGTGGGATATTCCGGTCTTTTGCTCCATGCCGTGACAACATTTAGGAAGGTAATTCGATGATGCTAACAACCATTCTCGTGCTAGCCCTGCTGTGCTACAGGCGGCAGAGCAAGCCGACCGAGTATCGAATCAGTGAAATCAGGAGACGACTACGATGCCTGTAAGCGATAGAACTAGACAACTTAAATCGCAGATTGATGAGATGTACAAATCCATCTCTAGCTTGCAATCGGAGCATCTAAAGTCGGTCGCTGACGATTGGGGATTGAATCCTGGGGTAATTGTTTGCAAGGGAGCGGAAGAGTTTAGGTTTCATTGCATAGAATACATCAGAGTCGGAGATGACGCTATGCCATGGATAAAAGCCTTTAGGAAACTAAAAGGCGGACAATTCTCTTCCCGACTACGAACCGTTTACGATTACAAGGTGAAACAATGACTGTCGAGCAAATGGAGCGAGCCAAGGCAGTAGGCGTGGACCCCAAGGACATCACCGTTAGCCCGACCGCTAACCCTACGCCCCATCGCGGATGGGACTTCTCGGCCATAGATTCCAATAGCTACGACGTGGACTTCATCGGCGGAGAGGACGGGGCCTGGAAGGGCGGGCCGCAAGGAATTGGCGCAACCGAGGAAGAGGCCATAGACAATCTCTTAACCGAACTGGAGGAAAAACAGGCATGAGTCACTTCAAGCGCACCAACCAGATGATTGACAAGATAATAGCGGACATCACCAATTCGCCGATGAATCAAGCGATGGACATCATCCTCGGCAACCAGAAGAATCCGCCAAACCTCAATCACGTCTGCGAGGTCTGCGGCGAACGCTACGACAGGAACGAGCTGGTGGACACGGGCAAGGGCTTCTATCGCGGGACATCGGTGCTCTGCCAGTTCTGCGTGGAGATTCGCAACGAGATGATTGCGCTGGGCCTGGAATCGAGCCGCGAGATTGAGGCTGACGATGACCGATACTCTAACTAGCGAAGTAGTGCTGCACGCTCGGCAAATGGTTGGACGAGCGTACGAACATGAATCTTCGTACATCGAAATCAACCGCGAGAGCATGAACCTCCCGGAAATTAACGCCGCGCTGATGACCTTGCTGGAACTGGCAAAAGCGCAGGACAGATTGAGCGAGCAATGGACGCAAGCGGTCAGGAGAGAAATTTATGCACTACGACAATAGCAACCCAGAATCAGTGGTAGACGACGAATACACCGACTCGCAAGAAATCATCCCGCATGTAGAAGTGGCTTTATCGGTCGAGAGAGACCCGGCGGTAGTGCTGGCCGAAGCTCGCAAAGCGGCTCTCGCGCTCAAAGACGTTATCGAATCGAAGAAAGACAAAGTTGTGCTGAATGGAAAAACCTACCTGACCTACGAGGACTGGCAGACCGTAGGACGATTCTACGGCATCTCCGCCAAGGTAGTCTCAAGCACCCACGTCCAATACGGAGAGGTCAGTGGTTTTGAGGCTCGCGCCGTCGCGATCTTGTCATCGAACGGAGTCGAAGTATCGGCTGCCGAGGCCATGTGCCTGAACGACGAGGACAAGTGGGGGATGCGCTCGAAATACGAGTGGGTGAACGGCAAAAAAACCAAGGTGGGCGAGATTCCTACTCCGCTCTACCAGCTAAAAAGCATGGCCCAGACCCGCGCTTGCGCCAAAGCCCTTCGGAACGTACTTGCCTTCGTTCCTGTCTTAGCAGGATACCAGCCAACTCCGGCAGAAGAGATGCTAGAGCGCGGTTCTAGCGAAGCGGCAGCCGAGGTTGGGGAGAAACGCCTAGCCGAGGTCAAAAGTCGCGTGGCGAGGCAGGAAACCGCCAAGAAACCCACTTTTAGAGTGGGCCTAGACCCGGCCAAGGTGATTTTCGTGCTGCAATACCCCAAAGACCCCAAAGGCGACCACCTGATTAGCGGTCCTGGCCTCGAACTGGTAGGAGCCAAGCGCGTCTCGCCGGAGAATCCCAATCACCGCTTGATTGCCGGTAAGGATTGGCTCAAGTTTCACGACGTGTGCCGGAACAAGGGCGTGGTGGTGAAAGATGTCGCCAATCCGAGCGCCGAATGAACGCTCAGACCTGCCTTGAATACTTCCGGCAGAAGGTGGCGCGGGGAGATACCAGCGAGTTTCACATCGTGGACCACACGAAGGAACTGCGCGAGAGGGAACTGAACGATGGGCCTAAGCCTAAAACCCGCTTCCAAATTGAACTCGATGACCCGTCTCTCTATTGCCAGTGGAACCACGAAAAAGACCGAATCATCAAGCGAGTCCACAACAAGGCCATCGCCCTCGACTTCATGTATCGAGCTTGGAGAGATGCTTTGGCAGACCGTGAAATCGACAGGATGTTGGCCGAACAAGACGGTGTACCTGAATAATCTGGCGGCAGAAAAATTCAAGCGAGAAGTTGGTCGGCGCAAGTTTAAGCTGTAACGGAGTTGCGGGGCCGGGTGAGTCACTTCCCCTTCTAGCCCGGCCCAAAGGGGATACCTTGAGCTTAAAAGTTTGGAAGTACGAACTAAGTTTAACCGACTCTCAAATATTGAGTATTCCGTTTGGGGCAAAGATTCTATCCGTTCAGGTGCAGCATGGTAAGCCTATGCTGTGGGCGTTAGTAGAAACCGACAATTCAACTGATGACTACATCATCCGAACCGTTGCCACGGGAGACCTTATGAATTTTGCCCCTAAGCAATTCCTAGGAACCATTCAACTGGCATGTGGAGACCTTGTATTCCACATTTTCGGGGACAAGATATGAGTGAGCGATTAGCCCAGTGCGAGAGAATTTTACGGCTGCTGCGGAGATACGAAGGCAACTGGGTGCCACTACCAGAAATCATGTCCCTCAAAATCGCATCCCACACACGTCGAATACACGAACTGAGAAAATCTGGCCACGCAATCGAGCTTCGCCGGGAATCGGTTAACGGACAGACCCATACGGCCTATCGCTTGTTGCCCCAAACGCTCACTTGGCCGGAGATTTTGGATAAAGTCGCAGATTGTTGCGAGGGAAAACCACTACATATTGTGTACCCGGACTGATACTAACACCACATATAGACATGTATTCAAAAAGCACAATTAGTAGTGGTGCGCGAATTTGCATACAACCTGTAGGTCAATAGCTATTCCGGCGTCGTAAGCCCTTTACTGTCGTTGCGATTGCGAATTACCTGTCCTAAAGTTTGGCAAAGCACGTGCTATTTTGCAGTTATGTTTTGATTGAAGGGAAAATCCTTTTGAATCTGTTCAGTGCGTATCGCGGTAGATGCATTGAAGTGAGCGAAGAGATTCACCATGTTCTAGCGGAACTATTCCCCGAAGTAGACAGGTATTCGGCCTATAGGGAAGCTGATTCTTGGCTATATACTCGCCCGCGAAGACAGTGGCCCAAGAATACGGAACGATTCTTGATTAACTGGTTCAAGAAGGAAAAGCGATTCGCCGCCCGGAATGAAGGAATCGAGGCCGAGCTTCGCGTGGGAGAATATAATTGGCGCGAAAACCAATGAGTCGCCGCTTGCGTTTTGAGGTATTCAAGAGAGACTGTTTCACTTGCCAATATTGCGGTAGAAAGTCGCCCGAAGTAATCCTCCAAGTTGACCACATTGACCCGGTAGCAGAAGGCGGTTCTGACGACATCGTTAATCTCACAACATCGTGTGTGGATTGTAACGGTGGAAAAGGAGCCGTTCGTCTTTCGGAAAACGTGTCGGTGGAGAGAAAGAGGGTTCAACTGGAAATGCTTCAAGAGCGACGTGAACAGATGAGGATGATTGCCGAGTGGCAGGAGGAATTATCGCACATCGAAGATGAGGAAGTAGATTTGATAATTTCTCGCATGGATACTTCCAAATTTGGACCCAACGCATTAGGGAGAGAGTTAATTAAAAAGTGGGTGAAACTTTACGGATTCGAGGATGTTCTGATTACGTCCGGGGAGACCTTCGCTAAATACTACAAAGAGACACAGGAAACGTGGGCAGAGGCCTTCGACAGAATCCCGCGCACTATTAAGTGGAAACGATTGGAAAAGTCTGACCCGGAAAAGGCCAAATATCTCTACGTTCGCGGCATCCTTCGCAACCGTTGCAACTACATAAACCACGGACAACTCGACGAAATAATCGCGGCGTGGTCTAGTTGGGGATTCACAGCCGCACAGCTTCAGACTTTGGCGCTCAAGATTTACAACTGGACGCAATTCAAGGCAGAAATAAGCGAAATTTTAGACCCACTTGTTGAGGCCCAAAACAAGGAGCGTGCGTAATGAGACGACGTTACAAGTATTCCAGCGCCGAAGAAGCGGCCCAAGCCCATCGCATCAGCAACCGGGAGTGTATGCGCCGGGCGAGACAACGGCCTCACGGGGCGCAAATCTTCACGGGCCGCAACCGCTACAACATGAACCCTCGCGAGTCGGTAGACTTCTCGAATCCGCATTTCAAGGTAAGCAAGGACGGCAACATGCTGCTCTGCTCGTTCTGTCCACGTCCGGCGGTGACAGCGATTGAGCGCATGATTATCGTGGGCGAGAAGCTTATTCCGACTAGGCTACCTTGGTGCGGTCAGGAGCAATGCTAGTGAAGCGAAAATTCAAGTGGGACCGGGAAGAGTCGAAGCGGCGCGGATACCTCGACCGAGCGAGCTTCTGTACCACGACCGGCAAGGAATTCTTGGGGCCGAAGGACTGGGAAACCCTCCGAATTGATGTATTTGTCAGGGACAATCACCGCTGCGTAAAGTGTGGCCGCGTAGTCCCTATGCTGGGAGATTTAGGAGTTCGCGGCGAGTGCGACCACATCATCAAGCGCTCACAGGGCGGCGATGACTCTCTAACGAATCTGCAACTATTGTGCCCAACCTGCCATCGCGGGCCAAAAGGAAAGCATGGATGAAAGTCAGCGCGTGGGCGATTCTTGATTCAACTGGAAAGCTAATTTTCGTCCTTGAGAATTGCCAAGGCGAAGAGTGCGCTGAAATTTACCGGACCAAGGAATTAGCAGACGGATGTGCGTTCAGTGACGAGAAAGTTGTTCCGATAACCATTTCGTGGAGCAAATCCCGTGCCTAAGCGCCCAGCCAAAAAGAAGCGCCTGACCGAAGCCCAAATACTGCTGGAAAGGCACCTAGGAGAGCTTGGGCTACGGAATGTGGAGGTTGAGCACAGGTTCGCCGCTCCGATGCGCCAGTGGGCTTCTGATTACTTCCTACCGCATACTCACAGCCTACCCTTGGCTCCAAGTGGCGTATTGATCGAAATCGAGGGCGGCGCTTGGTCCCAAGGCCGACACACGCGAGGCGAAGGCTACTCCGAGGACTGCCTGAAATACTCCACGGCCTCGGCAATGGGCTTCAAGGTATTCCGCTTCACTACCCAGCAAGTGCTGACCGGCGAGGCCAAGAGCTTTCTGGCTCGCTGGCTCTGATTTTCCTTGACAGCCATTACGACATAATGTAGTATCTCGACATGAACAAACACGACAAAGCGTTTGAAAGGTTCATGGGGTATCAGTGCCACAAGTGCGATCACAAGTGGGTGCCTCGTAAGCCTGAACCGTTGAAGTGCCCCAATTGTCAAGCAAAAGACTGGCGCAAGCCGTGAAGCTGCCGACGCTACGAATCATCTTGCTGCCCGACTTGCGATGTACTCGTTGCGGACAGCTTGGATATTGCGATTCGCGTGTGGTGATGTGCTGCGGCTGCTTTAACATCGCGTTACTCCGGTCAGCGAAAATCAGGAGGGCAAAATGCCAGACTCAACCATCAGCATAGGGCAACTCATCGGCCTAGCGGCGCTCGTAGGCTTGGCTGGATTTGCGGCACTGGTCATGATTGCGGCCTTCGTCGCAGCCGAAGAGAGATTCAAAGCACCGGACTGCGAAGATTTGCCGCGGGGAGCCGGACGTGAACGATGACCCTGTTGTATTCCACGCTCTCGTATGTGTTGGACTAGGATTTATATTCGTTGTCCTTTTGGACATATCTGGTTACTTAAGTCGAGTTGCCAAAGCGCTGGAGAATCTCAATGCAAAACCCTGACCTATACTCGTTCCTGCTGGGCGCGGCGGCGGTGATTACGGTGCTGGCGATAATCCTAGTGCCGGTGCTGCTCTGGCGCGAGAAGCGACGAATCCCGGAATTTAAGGCCAAGCACTAGCGATGTCGTGGAGGCGCTGAGATGAGCTTTGTGAAGATTTTCTTAATCGTTGTCGGTGGGATGTCGTGGGTTGCAACGTGCGTGTCCTTATTGCTCGGCACGGGTTATTGCCAGAAGTTTCGCAACAAGGCAATCATGTTCTGCTCTGGACTATTGCTGACGGCACTGGGATTCGCGTTTGAGATTTACTGGCTATCACGGCATGTAGAGGTGATGAGATGAGCGAATGGCAACCAGCAAGGCTTATTAACGCACACGGCATTGTGTCACCTTTTGTAGAAGCGGAGAAGGTTGGGCTGAAGAAGGTTGTGCGCGTAAGGGACATGGGAGAGCGATACGAGGACAAAGATTGCGATGGAAAGAAGTTCTTGACTCACTCGGACGATTTGCCGGGAGGCTCGTTCTGTGTCTGTGAGCACGAAATATTGACCGACTAGGGCGCGTCCCCCGTGTCACCGGGGCAGCAACGCAACGGCGGGAACTGGAAGTGCCAGCTTTTCGACAAGTGGTGAGGGACGAACAGAACATCATCTTCGATTGGAGGCGGTTAATGGCAATTCGCAAGCGCAGGACGATTTTGAAATTCAGGAAGAACGATCCGGCGCACAACCTTCTGGCAGCAACGCAGCACTGGGTAAGGGCGAATGGTGGAGACCTGATTGTGGTCGGTGGAATCGGGGTTCTAACAGAGGGATTCGGCGGGTCGGAATATAAGTTCAAAGTGGCAATAGGATGTTGCGGAACGGCACCAAAGAAAAAGGAGGCACCAGATGGCATATGAGGGTACGGACGTTCCGGTATCGCGCAGCCAAGAGCAAATTCGCAAACTCCTGATGACCAATGGAGCTTTGGGCGTGGCGTTCGTCTCTCAGATTGACCCTTACTCGGAAGGATTCTCTGCCCAAGTTCCCATTGACGGAAAGACATACCAGATTCGCGTGGTCGCCTTGGTCAGCGTAAAGGCCCGACCCGACCAACAAGAGCAGGAGCTTCGTCGGGTTTGGCGCGTTCTTTTCTACCACCTAAAATCTGTTTACGAAGCAGCCAACTCCGGCGTCATGGAGTTTCGCGAACTGATGCTGCCCTACGTTGTTGTTAAAGACGGACGCACCATTGCCCAGCATCTCTTGCCGCAACTGGATAAGGCAATCGAGTCACGACCAGAAAGATTGCTAGGATCAGGCGAAGGCAACTGACTGTACGAGCAAGATCGCCTGACTAAGGCGAAGCTGATTTAACGCAATTCCTTGCCCTTCCGTGGCGGGGCAGCAGGGCAAAAGCAGGAGGACAGCAATGGCAAGTAACTCACCGGAATATCCGAATATGTCTGAATGGAAGCTGCGTCTCGTTGTCTCTGAGGGTTCTACGAAATCTCATGTATACGGACCACCTCACCCAATAGACGGAGGGAATTACGCACCTTTGATTAGCACCAACGATCACGAATTTGCCGCAGAAGTTGTGCGTAGGTGGAACGGGAAAGTGTCTTCGGGGGAGCGTCAATCATGAGCGAGCGCGATGCAAGGCTGGCCAAACTAGTTGGAAGGCTGCGAGACGACCAATTTGTTTCTGTGGATTGCGGTACGCTGCGAAAACTACTGGCCGAGCCGGATTCATCCAACGCAGCGCCGGACGCGAAAGAAAAACAAATAAGCCTGACTGCCGAGCAGGTAGACGACATGATTTGGCAAACATGCGACCGGGACGGTGACGAAATTGATTCGGACGGGATAATAAATAACGAGAGGCTGGCGAGACGCATAAACGATTGGTTTCGTGGGGAGATGAGCAAGGTGCGACTGATAAACGGAAAGCAATATCCCGATGTAATTCGTTGCTCCCACGGCGTCTGGCTTGCTGACCACTGTTATGAATGTGCGGCACAGCGCGAGGCCAGCGCTGCTCCCGCAAAACAGACGCCCGCAGCGCCGCTTAGCCCCTTTGCGGCAACGGTAGAGCTTTCCGATAGCAGCGAAGATTTGCTGTTCAACGTAGGAAAGATTCGTCCGGTGGGAATTACTGTTGGTGACAGCGTAATTGTTTATGTGGCTGAACGGCCCCCATCTTAACGCCAGGTGGGAGCGCAAAAAGTTTCCTGCGAGTCGCACTCGTGGGGATTCCTGGGCTGGTTTGTTCTCCGTAAGGGGAGCTAACGCTGAAGGGTAAGCCGTGTGAGACGGCAGCGGTCCAGCCTGGGTCCATATTTTTAGGCCATTGACCTTCGGCAGATGGTTGGTGGGCTGCTCGCGGCCAGGTGTTAGCGGAGGGAGGCGAAGATGGGCGGTGAAGCTAAGTCGGGACATGACGTTTGCGCTGAATGTAAGCACGAAAGAATCGAGCATGGCGGCACCGAGCTTTCGGACGAATGTAATTTCATAAAGTGGGTTGGCGGGAAACCGGAGTGGCGATGCATGTGCAACAAGTTTGTGGAGCGCGGCTGACCGCCCCTAGCGTTCGGCAGACGAGTGGAGGACCAAGACTTATGCTATGCATTTTGCTGTTCGTGTTCGGAATTTGCGGCGGGTACTACCTAGGTCGCGTGGATGGAAGGCATGTCTCTGGGCGCTGCGAAGAGTGTTTGAATTGCCACGACTCCCGTAAGCACATGCCATGCGAAAGGTTCGGCAGACGAGTTTGAGCGGACCAGGAGACGGCAGATGAGCATTTTGGGAATCTTTGATTGGGCAGAACGGTTCAGCGCGGAGACGCAACGAATAGATAGACTTCGCGAAGAGCAAGAAGCTGCCCGCCCAAGCTGCGGAAAATGTACGCGCTGGATGAAGTCGAGAGAATGCCCGTTGGAACAAAACGTGAACGGATATAGCCGAGGTCCAAGCAGCAACGCCGTGCCTTGCGAACTGTATCAGATTGCGTGACCGAGCAGCCCAGTAAATTCAAGCGAGAGGGGGAGTTGAGATGCGGAGAGTTGAAAATTGGCTTGAGCTTTGCGGCGATTTGCCGAAGATAGTTTGCCTCTGCGGTTCGACGCGATTTTACGACCAGTTCCAAAAGTCCAATTACGAAGAGACGATGGCTGGGAACATTGTCCTGAGCGTTGGCTTCTATCCGCACGCCCAAAAGGAAATGCATCATTCCGAGGACGTGGGCTGCACGCCGGAACAGAAAATAAAACTGGATGAATTGCACAAGCAAAAGATTGACCTTGCCGACGAGGTGTTGGTGCTGAACGTAGGAGGCTACATTGGGTCGTCCACGCGCAGCGAGATTGAACACGCAGAATCTCATGGAAAGATGATTCGCTACCTAGAAGCGATTCCAATTGAACCGAGTGCGCAATCTCACCCGGCGAACAGCGTGATTTCAACCTAAGACTTTGGGGCTGCGGGTTTGCGGGAGAGGAGAGGGCGAAATGAAGAGTGAGCAGGAATTGCGGAAGGAGCTGACGGGCTTTGCTCGCCAAGTGGATTTCGAGATGGTCGTTGATTGGGACAAGATGTCTGCTCATGTGTACTCCGCGCTGGCCGCTGCCCGCAAGGAAGCACTAAATCAGGTGATTGGCATTTGCGAGAGGGCGGCGGATGGAACGGTTGAGTCGATGTCTCAAGAGGGTCGAAGCGATACGTGGAAGATAATCGCCCAGCAATCCGTCGAACAGTATCACAGCATCGCGGAGAGTGTAAGAACTCTGCGTGATTTCCAGGGGGAGGATGCCGCCGAGAAAAAATGTGACCACTCTGCCACATTGGCGAATCCTCCCAAAACCCCGGATGCGCTAACCGGGCCGGATGTGCCCGCGCCGGGACAGGCAGACTACATAGCTTCATCGGCCCCGAAAGGTCCGTTAGGCTACTGCTGGCGATCCGGGACAGAGCACAGCGGAAGGCACATTAAACTTACCAATTGTAAAGAGTGGGAAAATGAGAATAGCGGACCAGCGCGGGCGGCGAGCGCCTCTCAGACCGTGGAGCACAAGTGGTACCCAGTTCTATTCAATCCGGTGCCAGAATTTTCGCTTGGAGTCTGCACCTGCGACATGAGAGCCAATCCGATGTCTCTCGCGCAGCACGCCGAGCACGTTGCCTCTGTGACCAAGGGGCGGCGACAGGCTGAACTTTAAGGCCGTCCCTTCGACATTCGGTTGAGAGGTACAGGAAGGTATCTTCGATTGGAGGTTGTAAATGCATACACCGGGGCCTTGGGAATGGAAGTGGGAAGAGAAAGATTTGGGATTTATGAATCCGGGGAAGACTCCTACCTTGCGTGGGCCTGACGGTAGGGCAATTATCGAAGGATTCTCCGCTTACGAAGAGGGAGGCATTCGTAGCGATTATCCACAGAATGTTGCTGAGGCCAACGCGAATCTTATTGAAGTAGCACCTGAACTTCTGGCCGGTTGCAAGGCCTTCATAGAATGGGCGGATTCCAGTTGGGGAAGCTGGGCTATAAACTCCGAGGCCACTCCGAAGGCTCTGGCGCAATACACCGCAGCGAAGGCGGCAATTGCCAAAGCCGAAGCGAAGGAAGCCCCAACGAGTACGCAACCAACATCTGTCGAAGGCGAAGATGATTTCCAGTAAATTCTTCTGCGGCGGTGAGCGCGTGAGACCTATTCTGTTTACGTTGGGCGTGGTGCTGGGAGGCAAGCGATGGTGAATTGGAGAAAGTTTAGGTTGCAGTTGGCACCATTGAGTTTCCTTATATCCCTTCTTTTCCTCATTGGCGGGACGATGGGATTCTTTGGACCTAACCCCAGATTGGGATCGGTTTATTTTGCTCTAGGCCTTACTGGAACGATTATGACCTTTAGGGATACGTGGTTCCCGAGGAGCAGGCCATGAAGAATCTATTCCTCGTATCCGTGCTGGCGCTCGGGGCGCTGGGCGGGTGCTGTTCGGAGCCAAAGGTTGGGAAGCCGTCTACTCCAGTCTTTCAGGCTGTTGCGAAGGCACCAGAACCAGATTACTCTTCACAGATCGACAAAGACCTAGATAGCATTCGACGAAGAATACAATTTAACAATCGTTTCGCTCAGGCGCAAGACGAAGCGATTCATTTCGTAATTGATTGCAAGGGCGTAACTGCTGAAGAGTGGGATGCTAAAAATTGCGATGCGCGTAAAGCTTCTTCTCTCAAGAGAATGCGAAGGTTAAATTTAGAAGCGGCGGCGCTGTCGGGGCCTCAATAGCTCTTGACGCAACCAAGCTAAGAGTTTATATTCGCTCGCGATGGCCTCAGGCGCAACACTTCGCACTCTAACCCCACTACAACGCAAGCTAATCAAAGGCGTGTTGAGTGGAAAGAGCGTTAGAGAGGCTGCCGAGTACGCAGGCTACTCCCCGAACAATCCTCGCCAAGCAGGGTATCAAGCCCTCAATGCACTAAAGCAGAAGATGCCGCAAGTAATGGACCGCATGGGCCTTACGCAAGAAGCTCTAATCGCAAAATATTTACTGCCCGCACTCAGCGCCGAAGATACGATGCTCGCGCAATTCGAGGGCAAGTTTACTGACGAGAAGAAAACTCCGGCATGGAACGCTCGTAACAAGGCTCTTGAAACAGCATTCAAGCTGCGCAACGCCTTTCCGCAGTCCGAGCAACAGGACCCAGGCAAGCAGCAGATTCAAGTCGTAGTCATAAGTGCGGATACACGTCCGCCCATCGAGGTAAAAGCCATTGAAGCCCACGCCCCTGACGCCGCAAGAGCGAGCGAACCTAATGATCTTAAAGTCACTGGGACATTCGGCGCAGCAAGTCGCTGACGAAACGAGCGCTCACTTTATGATCTACGCAGGCAGCCTATTCGATACGCGCAGTATCTCGCGGCAAGAATGGAAGATAAACGACGCAATGACACATTTCGAGCCGTACAAACCGGAACCGCCGAAGGAAGATGCCTGATTACATTGACAGCGAAGGGAGGCTCGACCTTGCTAAAGTCTATTATCCTACTCCTAAAATTCGTGAGCTACATACTTCTCCTGCTCCTTATCGTGCTGCTGTGGGTGGGGCTGGTTCTGGCAAGTCCTGGTTTCTTCTTTGGGAAGCTGTCTATTATTGTTGCCTCTATCCTGGGTGCCATGTCCTATTACTTCGCAAGGACTTCAACGAACTCAACAAAGGACTGATTCAGGATTTCCTGGCCAGCGTTCCGCCCGAACTCTACAAGTACAACGCCTCGGACCACATTGCTACGTTCTTCAATAAATCCAAACTGTTCTTCGGGCATTGCGAGAACCTTCACGTCAAAGACCTAAACCAGTATCTCTCGGCTGGTTTCAGCTTTATCGGCATAGATGAAGCCGGAGAGTTTCCCTTCGAGATATGGGACTTCCTGACGGCTCGCAACCGCAACAAGGTCTCTGGGCCTACGCCGACGATGGCTCTCGCCACGAATCCTTACGGCATAGGCTGGGGCTGGGTCAAGAAGCTATTCATTGACAAGAAGCCGGTCGAGCAGCTTGAGAAGTCAGGGACCTACGAGTCTAAGAACTATTTCTACAACCACTCCACGATTTTGGACAATCCGCACCTGATGGCGAAAGACCCGGACTACATCAACCGGCTAAATAGATTAAGCCCCGCGCTGCGCCAGAAGATGCTTTACGGAGACATCAACAGCGTGGCTGGCCAATACTATACGAACTTCTCGCACATGCGGCACGTCGTAGACTTACGCAAAGACCCTGACGCAATCAAATGGCAAAGCTGGCAGCCAAAATGGATGGGTGGCGACTGGGGTTTAGCACATCATTCGGCGTTCTACTGGTACACGCGAGCGCTTGTTAAGTCGGCCTTCGACGGAACGTACAAGAACAAAGTCGTTTGCTACCACGAGTGGGTCACGAAGGAGATGAGCTATGAAGACCTCGCCAAAGGAGTTATCAGGGAAAACGGAGCAGACAAGATACTGCACTTCTTCTTCTCACCTGAGCGGTTCAACCGCACCGACCCGAATAACACACCAGCAGATCAGCTCAATAAAGCGTTGCGAGCGAACCAAAGCGAGGTTCTTATTCCACCTGTGGCTAGAGCGTCTGATGATCGAGTCGCCGGAGCTACCCTCATCTACAACCTCTTCGACTCCGACGAACTGGCCATCCTCGATACTTGCCCAGGAATTATTCAGGCGATACCAAGCCTCGTGCGGGGAGGAAAGAACGGCAAAGACCTCGAAGACGTAATGAAGGCTAACACGGTTGAGGATGACGAGTATGATGGCTTCCGTTACGGGCTGCTCTCGTACCTCAATCCCAAGGGCAAGCCACGCGAAATCGAGATACGCGAGCACGCGGAGCAAATCGAGGACAAAGTATCGCGGCATTTCTACATGATGAAGCAACAAGCCAATCTGCAAAGCGAGAGCGAGGCGTTCGTACCTAAATACGTTCCGCTGTGGGAAACGAGGATTAAGGAATGAGAGTGAAGTGGAATGAAATCGAAGAGCTTGAGAGAAGGATAGAGGCTCCAGATAAGGGGCCTCTGTTGTACGAGATTGAGGGAGTTTCAGTCTTTCCGGTCTACGGCGACGATGGAGCGCCAATCGCTAGGACGTGCAGTATGATTGCCCAAGTCAAAGACCACGTGGTTAGGCAGATGATTTATGACCCGCAGGAAATGAATACCGAGCAAGCCTTGGAGAAATTCTGTGAACTTTCCAAAGTCTAACTACGTTCTGCATCTCGAAGCCGAGATTGAATGGCTGAAGAAACAACTCGCCGTAGCCCACGGCAAGATGGACCGCATGGAGATAGCGCTGACGAGCACTACGACGCCGCAAGGCGCGGTCTACTCGAAGCTGACCCAGCCGATTCAATTGCCGCCAAACGAAATACCTCTTTACAACAAGGACAGTTTCGCTTATCTTGAGCGCGAACACGAACGCGAACTCACAGCAGCAGAGGAGAAACAGGCGCTCCGGGAGAAAACACAGTGACGATGGCCTTTGCGGGAAAGAAGAGCAAGGCGATGGACCCCGAAGCCGATGCCAAAGCAAGCGTGAAGCGCCCGGACATGGGCAAATCGAAAGAGATGGCCCCGACGGACGAAGGCCCGCACGAAGAGAAGGATATTCACTCCGTAGTTGCCGAACACGGCCCCGCGAACGATATTCAGCTCAAGCACGACCACGCCGCAGGAAAGCACGAAATGCACTCGAAGCATGGCGGATACACGCATCACAGCTCGCACGGAAGCGCGGAAGAGGCGCACTCGCACGCCCGGATTGCAGCCGGGATTCCCGAAAGCGAGCAAAGCCCGGAAGAGACCAATCAGCCCATGGACTCAATGCAAATGAGTTCGATACCGGGCATGTAGAGATTAGGGAGTAGCTGGGAAGTGGTAGGCGCTCGACAGGCGCGAGCAAAGGGAGAACACTAGAATGGCAACGATTCTTTCCACGAGCGGGCAGCCTTCGATTCGCACGGTCCTGTCGGCGGCAACCACGGCCTTTACGCTGACGAATGGAAATACCGACGGGCAGGAAATCGTACTGATTTTCCAGCAGGATTCAACCGGCGGGAGGCTCGTTTCGTTCACGAACGTATACGGCTTCGTGCAACCGGCTCAGGCGGCTGGCGCGGTCTCGGCCCAGGTATTCGTATTCGACATCCTGAATAGCGTTTGGGTTACGGCGCTTAACGATGCCTCGGCTTCCGGAGGAAACTTCCAGACCATTACGGCGGCTGGCGCAGTCATCAAGCAGCCTGGGCTTATCACAATTGGCGGCGCTTCGGCTACGGCGGCAACTCTGGTGGCTCCGGTATCGGGCGGCGAAGGTACGGGCGACGATGGCATGGAAATTGAGGTATCCTGCATCACGGCTCACGCGCATACGCTGACGACTCCGGCGAATACGATCAACAGCGCGTTCGATACGGTGACCTTTGCGGCGATTGGTGATGCCATCACGCTGCAAGCGCACGGCGGCATCTGGTACGTTACCGGAGCGCACGGCACCGCAACTCTGAGCGAGGTGTAAAATGTCGCAAATCATGTGCGCCGCCTGTGGCGCGTTCGTCAGAACCGTCAACGACGGGAGCGAGCGCGTCATGTCCGGCCAATGCCCGAAGTGCGAGAAAGAGCTATTCCGTTCGCACCCGGAGAAAGAGGTTAAGCCTCCGGCTGCGCCAGCAAAGGTTGTCGTACCGCCTTACGTTAAGCGAGCGTAAATGCCGTTCGTCTCGAAGGCGCAGAACGCTTGGGGCCATACTAAGGAAGGTATGAAAGCCTTGGGTGGCCCGGCGGCAGTCAAAGAGTGGGAGGGCGCAACGGATTACAAGACGCTCCCGAAGTTCTCAGAGGTATCTGCAAAGCGTCATGGCCGAAAATAACTCTACCCAGCAGGGCGACGAGAAGCTAGACGCACCGCTTGGCCTTTACGCTCCGTGGGCATTTTCCCCCGAACAAACCTTCAAGTCCGACGACCTCGAAGATACGCAGATAGGAGCTTTGCGCGACTTGGTGCAGAAAGCCTCGCAACGCGATATGGCCTCGCGCCGTTTCGAGGTAACGCAGGCGTGGCAAGCTAGGCTATTCGATAGAGGCTATCAGCACTTGCTCAGGAGGCCTTCGGGCGGCTGGATGCTGCCGCAAGAGAAGAAGGGCAACGAGAACAAGTCGTTCGATAACCTAGAAACGAATATCTATTCGCCTACCGGACAGATTCTAATTTCCGCGCTGACGCGGGATACGCCCAAGATTAAGTTTGAGCCGGAAGACCCGGAAAACGACAAGGACATTACGGCGGCAAACGCAGCCGAAGAGTTCAAGAAGGTATTTGCCCGCAACAACGATTTGATTCTGCTACAAACCGAAGAGGCGCGGTATCTCTATAACGACGGCAGAGCGCATATCCTGGTGGATTACGTCTTGGATGCGCAGCGCTTCGGATTCGAGGAGGAGCAAGATGAGCAAGCCGTCGTGCCCGAAGATGAAGTCGAAGGCGGTACGGTTTCTCCTGTTTCGCAAGCAGATGGCAGCGCAGGACCAGAGGCAGAGGGAGGGCAAGCGCCTCAGCCAACTGGACTGGATAGCGTTCAAGGAGAACCTGAAGGACTTTCAGATTCAAATCGAGACGATTCTTCTTCCAGCAGTAGCACGAATGAGGGCAAGACGCCTAAAGGCCGCGAGGTAGCTATCTGCGCGGGCAAGCTAGAAACTAAAGTGCCAATGAATACGAAAGAGCAATGCGAATGGCACTTCCTGAACTACTCGAAAGAGCACGACCAATCGCAGGTCAAGGCTATGTTTCCGTGGATTGCCGACAAGATAGCGCCCGGCGGCGGACCGGGAGAGAACGAGCTAGACCGCATTGCCAGAATCAATTGCGCCTTGGCGCTAAACGCTTCGTATGTTACTGGCGATGCCATGGTGAACGACGTAACCGTCAGCAAGACGTGGCTCAGGCCCGCAGCGTTCATGGACTGCCCGAACACCGACGGGATGCGGGACACGCTTATGCAGATGTTTCCCGACGGCGCTCTGGTCGTATTCGCGGGCAAAGAGTTTGCCTTCGCTCGCAATGAATCCATGGATGACCACTGGTCGCTAGCTAAGGCCAATCCTTCCGATGGCATGAACTCCGCTCCGCTCGGCGCGTGGATGATTCCGATTCAGAAGCGCGTCAATAACTGGGTAGACCTGCTCGACCTGTACTTCGTTAAAGGCGTAAAGCGAACGTACATGGATAACCAGTCGTTCAATATCGCGGCGATTCAAAGCCTGCCAACTTCTCCGGCGATGGTCGTACCGTTCACGCGCCAACCCGGCGTGCCGTTTCAAGAGCTGATGGGCGAAGACCCGGACATCGAAGCCCCGGAAGCTATGTCCTCGGCAATAGACAAGTTCTGCGGCGAACTCTCGCAACTACTCTCTGGCGCTTACCCGGCTCTTTCTGGCGGTGACACCGAAGGCAACGACACGGCTACTGGAATTAATACGCAGCGCGACCAGGCGTTAGGCAGGCTTGGCCCGGCCTGGCACGCGATTCAAGCGGCCCATGCTTCGATGAACCGGCAAGCGGTGATGTGCGCGGCGCGGTGTAGACAAAACAACGTCAAGCAATCGGTAGGCGAAGCGAATAGCGTGATGGTCGAGCTGGACGATTTGAAAGGTAACGTACTTTGCTACCCCGAAGCCGACTCGCAATTCCCGGAATCTCAGGGCGAGCGTAACGCCCGACTCAATACGTTCATGGACGCCGCCGCGAAGAATCCTATCGTACAGAAAATGGCTTTGCTGCCCAAGAATTTGAAGCTCATCAAGGACGGAACAGGCTTTGCGGACTTCGATTTGCCGGATACCGATTCGGTGGACAAGCAGCTTGGCGAACTCGAAATCCTGCTCAAGACCGGACCTATTCCTAATCCTCAGCTTCAGCAAATAGGCGAGAAAGTAGCCTCGATGCTGCAAGGCGCTCAGGCTCGTGGCGAGCAGATTCCGCCTCAGGCAAAGCAGCAGATGCAGCAGGCGATTGCCCAGATTCCCAAGCTGGTTTCAACGGTGCCGATTGACGAGCAATTCGATAATCACCAAGTGGAATACGACACGCTAGCCGAATGGATTAACTCTCCCGACGGGCGCAAGACGAAGAACGGAACGCCCGAAGAGAAAGAAAGTTTCGAGAATGTGAAGCTACACGCGATGGAGCATTTCGCCATCATTCAAAAGCAGCAGGCAGCGGCAGCGCAGAGTCAGAGCAAGTCCAAGGTCAGCGAGTCCATCAACTTCGCTGATTTGCCGCCCGATGGACAAGTTCAGATGGCCGGACAGGCAGGCATTAAGATTCAACCGCCGCCGCCCGAGCCAGCACCAAGCGGTCCCGTACAGTAACGATTGAACTCAGGAGGATTCAAGCATGGATGGAGAAGAAGTAGTTTTGGATTCGCCCGTTGAAGTTGGCGATGAAGGTGTCCAGCCCGAAGTTGACGTAACTGACCCGCCCGAACCAGAGACAGAAACCCCCGAAGGCGAACAGCCGCAAGACGAAACCAAGGGCGACGCCCGCGCTCTTCCTCGTGACGTACAGAAAGCGCTCAAATCGTTGCGCGAGAACCCGGAGACGGCAAACGTCGCTAAGACGCTCAACGATGTGTACTTCCGCCAGCAGGCTTACGAAAAGCTGGGCAAGGTACAGGAACTATCGGCGCTCAAGATGTCCTATGAGGCTATCGGCGGCGACGAAGGAATCAGCGAGCTTCAGACCAAGGCCGAAACACTATCGAAGGTGGACGAGGACATCGCGGCGGGAAGACCCGAATTTCTCGATGACATCATTGAAAGTTCGCCCGACGGATTCAAGAAGCTCGTACCCCATGTGCTACAAAAGCTCTGGAAGCTCGATCCTGCGGCTTACGGCAACGCGGTCGCTCCGGTTATCGGCAACACGCTCAAGAATTACCAGATACCGCAGATTATCGCGTCGCTGAAAGGTTCGACGGACCCGGCCTCGAAAGTAGCAGCGGAACATCTCGAAGGATTGATGGCCGACGTAGACGCCGAGATGCGCAAGTCGAAAGCAACCGCCGAAGACCCGCGAGCGAAGGAACTCGATACCCGCGAGCAGAGGATTGCGCAGGAAGAGGAAAAGACCTACAAAGGCGGTATCGCACGAACTACGATAGCGCACATGAACTCGGTGATTCTAAGGTCTCTTGCGCCCAATCTGAAACTGCATCCGTTAACGGCAGAGGCCAAAACCGACCTGGCTACGGGAATTAACGCCGAAGTCTCAAAGATGTTGCAGGCGGACGCGAAGTATCAGCGCGAACTCAAGGCTATGCTGGCGAAGCGCGAAGCACCCGAAAAGGTGACGCGCTACGTCAATGCCAGAATCGAAGAGGCGGCACGACAGGCGACGAAGGCGGTCTGGGCGCGGCGCTACGGAGCAACGAACGGAGTACGCAAGCCTGCGCCGACAAACGGCAAGGCACCCGCGCCGCAAGGATTTCTTTCTCAGAAACCCGAAGTATCGAAGCTCGACAAGATACGCGGCTGGGAACTTTTATTCATGCAGGGCAAGGGTTACATCGGCGGTAAAGCAGTCAGTTGGAAAAAATAGCTTTTCAATCGAGTAAATCTAGTATACAAGTGATTTGGGAATCCCGTGGCGCGAGTCATCCACGCTAAAAACTAAGCGACATTCCTACTTGAATCAGGCAGTTGTGCGGCACCCTAGCTTAACGGTTAGGAGTTGCGCCACTGGCTCAACTTTCAGGCGGGCTGAGACCACGGTGAGCTTAGTTGTTCTGGATTCCGCATGGCAAATCCGCTCAGTGAAGCGGCTGTCGAGGCCATTGAACTCGACGCCTTTGCAAAAGACATCCCCGATTTGATTTACGAAGGGGACACGCTGTATGCCCTCTTCAAGAAACGCGCCACCGTAATTCCCATCTCCAACGTAACCGCTGCCGGAGGCGTAACACGGCCATCGTTCCGAGTCCCGATGCGGATTCAGAGCGGCGCACCGATTGCGCAGGGTACCGGAAATGGCGACTCTCTCGGACGCGGTACTGGCTCGCAGTGGGCCGGTATGGCGCTCTCGCCCGTATTCTTCTACTCCGGCTGCGAAATTACCTTTCTTTCCCGCATCGCAACCGAGGGCAAGAAGCGCGGGCTTTTCAACGTACAGGCCCAGGAACTCAAGAATTCGCTCACGCAAGCCTCTCAAGGCTTGGAGGGCTTGTTCAACTCGGATGGAACCGGAACCTTCGACACCATTCCGACTACGGCCACGGTCAATAACGGCACCGGCTCCGGTCAATCCACCAGCTCAATCGTAGGATTGAACGTAGCGGTACAGTTCGTGGACCAGCAGGTGATTCAGGTATTCAGTTCGGGCGGAACTCTACGTGGCTCGTTCACGATCAGCTATGTGGATGGCGTCTCGAATACGATCTACTCGGCGGGCGTATTGCCTTCGGGCACTACAACCACCGATTTGCTCGTAATCGCCGGGGCTGCCGGAACGGCGGGCTCGTCTCTGATGGGCCTGCGGGCTTATCAGGTCAACTCGAATACCGGAACGCTCAACGGCCTGTCTCGCGCATCCTTTCCCGGACGGCTCTCGACTTCGACCGTAAACCTGAACGGCGGAGCAATTACCTTGGGCACAGCACATCGCTGCACTACGCTGATGGGTCGCGCTCTAGGGCAGGAAAGCGAGTACATCAAGGACGCTATCTGGTACACCGGGCCGGACCAGGCGGCGGCGATTGAGAATCTGTACTACAACGTCGTCATCGCTAATCGTCAGGAAATCAAGGGCGAGAACTCGCTCGACATGGCCAGCAAATTCTTCCCGCGCACCTACGGCGGGCACGATTTGCACGTCGGCTGGAACGCGCTGCCGGGCCGTCTCGACCTATTCGCTCCCGAGACCTGGTACTTGGGCGAAATGCTGCCGCTGGAGTTGTATGACTTTGGTGGTGGAGTAACAGTAGCTCCTGTACCCGATATTGCTGGCGGCGGCTACCTCACTTCCAGCATTTTCTACTACGTTTCTTGCATGAATCTGGCCAACTCGAACGTGCGAGCGGGCAGCTTCATCCAGAACGCGGCCATCCCGGCCATCTAGTTTACACAAACAAGAGAGGGGTGTTGCGGAAATCGCTCACCCCTTTCCACTTGAACTCAGGAGAACACAGAATGTTTGAGCCTTTGAACGATATGGTTTTGATTCGCCGGATTGAAATGAAAACCGATAGCACGCTCGTAATTCCCGACATGGCGCAGGAGAAATCGAACAAGGGCAGCGTCGTTGCCGTTGCCACTAACCTGCCTGTCGAGAAGGGCGATACCGTACTGTTCTCGAAATACGGGGCGATGGACGTGCAGATTGATGGCGAAGATTTAGTGCTGGTTCGCCTGAGCGAGATTTATGGAAGGGAGCTGTCGAATTGAATTGGCGAATCACGGGAGACGAAAGGCGTATTTGCCCGCCGGAGTATCAACGGCGCATCGAACAGATTGGCGGTCTCAACCGCTTCGGGACCGCTAATTTCGATATCGTCTGGTCTCAGACCGCGACGATTATCAAGGATGGTAAGCCTACGTTGCAAGCCGACGGCGACCCTTGCTGGGTTTTGCGACAGTGGAAAGCGCCCGAGACTTACGGCACGCCCGAGATTTATTACTCGCAGAACTATGACGAGACCACCGGAACGCAAATCCTTGGTGACTATCCGTGGCGCGGTCGTTACGAGATTGTACAGCCTTTCCGTCACCGTGCGTTCGTCAACGGCAAGCTGGTCAAAGAATTTCTACCGCTCAATTCGATGGTCATAGATATGGTGATTCCCATCATCCTGCAATGCGCCGACGCCAGTTATTACCAGCGCCGCGTTGCGCTCAAGGAAATCCACGACCGCGAAGAGAACGCCAAGACTTTACGCATCGCGGATAGGCTGGAGGACGCGACTCCGGCGTTTAAGGGGCCAGTTAGTTTCCAGCGGCAGGGCTGTAGAACGAGCATCATCGAGAAGAAGATTCAGCAGATTGAAAAGAACTGGGCTTGGGCCATGAAGTTCGCTTCGATGGTTCCGAAAGGCCCGAGCATCCACAAATTAAACTAGAACTCAGGAGAATAAAATGGCCGACGCAACAATCGTAAATCAGACTGGAAAAGACGTGCAAGACCCGATGACGCTTAATGCCAATCGGATGACTCACTTCGTAACCGACGACCCCAATCTTTTCAGGACTCCTGAATTTTACGTATATCTCTTCAATATCTGCCCGAAAGAGTTCGTCGTGTATCGCCCGCCACTGCTCTCGAAGCTGGTCATTCACGCCTGCCCGGAAGGGCAAACGTACATCAAGGCGCTGCGACTTCCCGATATTGTGAATCAGTGCTGGCAGGACGCCGACACGGGTCAGGCGCGTACTCGCGGATTCGACGGCCGCAAAGTGGCGATGGATGTAATCAATCCGAACAACTTGACGCTGAATCAGGACGCGGCAATTGACGCGAATACCGTATTCTCGGATGGTAACGACCTCTCGAAGTTTGGCGTGTTCTGGAGCCTCAACGAAGTACCAACCGAGGCCGAACTAGCGAACGCTAAAAAGAAGCTCGAAGCGACCTTGCGTCAATTGCTCACGCAGGGTGATGGATTCGACCGAGGAAACAAGCGCGAGCTTCTGACCGAAATGCATTACATGGCCGACAATTATTTCAAGGCTGGCTCGGCGTGGAATCGAATCCCGCAAGTTCCGGTGGATTGTCCTAACTGCGGACTGCCGATTCGCAAGGGCCAAGCCTATCACGCGATTCCCGACCTGCCCGGAAAGCTCTGCGTGATTGATTGGGACAAGACGATTAAAGCGGGCGTGATGAGCGAAGAAGATCGCCCCAAGACAAAGAGGGCTAAGAAATCAGACGCCGGAGAGGACGATAGCGCGGCGTAAATCTTCACGGGGGAGGCGGCGACTGATGAGCTTGCCTGAGTTCAATCACAGTCTTTTCCCCCGTGATGCTTTTTGGAGCTAGCTAATGCCGATAACAGCGCCGGGCGTCTATCCGGTAGTCGAGGACGTGCTAAACCTTACTCGCGTCCACTTGAACGACACTCAGGCGGGCGCGACCAATACTCCGGGCGAAGGGCGCACGTTCACCGATTCGGCTCCGTTCACCGTGCCCTGCCTTAACGCGGCGATTCGGCATCTCTCGCGCAGGCTTCCGAACAATAGCTCAAAGACTTTCATCAAAGACAACGTAATCCTGACTCCGGTAACGGGTGTCACCAATACCGACCCCGGCCTGCAATGCTTTATTGGCTTTCAAGGCTACTTCGATGGCGTAAATATGAACGCGGCCCCTGTACTTCCGCCTGATTGTCTTGCCGTCTTGGAACTTTGGCAGCGTACTAGCGGCTCTAACATGCCGTTTCAACGCACCAGCCAGCCGAAAGACGGACTTGGCAGTCACTATCCTACGAATTATATCTACGAATGGGAGTACCGGCAGGACCGGATTAACTTCGTGGGCGCAACTTCGACCTTGGACTTCCGCATCCGCTATGAAGCGATGATTGTTACGCCCATTAGCGCTACGAACGTCGCGCAATTCTCGCAAATCACGATTAACATTGAGGATTCTACGGATGCTCTTGCTTTGCTCACGGCCTGGATTTTTGCTTCGCCGCGCTCGCCCGAACAAGCTCCGGTGCTACTGCAAAAAGCCGAAGCCGCTATCACCGAACTCGTGAATCGTCAGACGCGGCAGGACCAAGGCGTGCCCTATTTCCGAAACAGCTTCGGCAACGAAGGCGGAGACGCACCCGGAGGAAACGCATGGTAAGACGAGGACTCTTGCTGCTTGCCGTTTTCTTTGCGGCTACGCTTCCGGCTTTCGCGCAAGGCGGATATTTTTCGGGCAGCGTTACGAATACCGCAGGACAAGCGATTGCCGGAGCTACGGTTTCGGTCTGCGCTTACTCTTCGGCAAACTACACGAACGGAGTCTATTCCGGCCCTCTGCCTTGCCCGAATCCGATTCAGGTTTTCATGGACCCGCAGCTTACGATTCCGGTCGTATCTCCGTCAGGGTCAATCACGACCGACGGGCAGGGCAACTTCCAATTTTATACGACTTCGGGCAATGCTACGGTGACGGTGACTAGCTCGAATTTTACTTTTCTTCCTCGCGGCTACTCCATCTCGGTGCCTTGCGCGGCAGGCTCCTCGACTTCAGCTTGCACCGTATCGGGTACGAACATTCTACCTCTACCCAACAATTTTACGGGAGCGACGAATACGTTTAAGGCGGTAGTTGTTACCGCGCTGCAAGATACCGCTCTCGGCCCAAGCCTACTGGTCTGTACGGATGGCTCAAGCAATTTGACGACAGCGGGATGCCCAAGCAGCACGTTTTCGGGCGGCACCGTGCCGAATCCGACGACGTTCAGTTCAAGCCTATTCGCTTGCGGGGTCAATCCGTGGGCCGATACGACCTGCGCGAATATGCGGGCGGTATCGAGCGTACCTTCGACTACGGCCACGGTAAGCGGAACGACAGCGGTAACCCTTGTTTCTGGCACCGGATTTCAAAACAACGATGGAATCGTAATCTACGGGGCTGGTCCTGCTTCAACCTTGCCACAGCCCACAATTACCAGCGTCACGCCGTCGCTCGCTCGCGCCGGAATGAATACGGGCCACGCGGTAACGGGATTGACGACAGGCTCGACAACCTACAGCTACACGATTGCGGCGATAGACAGGTCCGGCGGATTCAGTCCGTGCAGCGCCGCAGTTGCTACTACGATTGGCCAGGCGCAACTTGGCCCTATAGCCTCTATTGCAGTCTCTACGGTTACCCGCGCCAATAACGTGATGACGTTCAACACCACAGGCGCAAGCGGACTTGCTCCCAATGCCACGTTCTATTACGCGAACGGAAGCGATGCGACTTTCAGCGGGCAATATATCGTCGTCTCGACTCCCACAACTTCTCAATTCACCGCGCTGCAAGGTCAGGACACTCGCGGAGGTAACTCGGTAACCACAAGCGCGACCGGCGGCACCATTACAATCTATAACTCGAATCATCTGGTACTGCCTACATCGGGCGGCTTTCAATTCTACGTTTGGACCAACGGAGCAAATCCTCGCCCCACGATTCCCGGCGCAACCTATTGGGATGATTACGGGCAAGTCGCGCCTCCTATTCCGAGTTACGTTCCCGCTAGCTGCCCCGGAAGCGCGACGAACGACTATCTAGCGACCACGATTGTTTCAGGAGGGGGCACGGCCAGCATAGTCGTGGCAAGCGCGGCAACTCAGACCGCTTCTGGACTTACCGCGCTATTCGATGACGGACCCGGACTCAAGGCGGCTTTCGTTTCAGCCACAACCAATCCGACAAACGCCAGCGTGCATCTACCGGCCTCGCCCACAGGGACGACTTATCCGATTAACTCGCATCAGGTGATGCCCAATACCTCGGTCACATTTTTGCAAAGCAGCTCGCTCACCTTCAACGAATCAGTGGAGTTCGGTGGAGGCCTTAAATGGACGGGAGACCTCGGCGGCTCCTGTACCGTAGTCAACCAATTCGCCTTCGGGCCAGCGGCTTGTGTAAACGTAGGATCGGCCTATCCCGCAGTAGTGATTCCAGCCCCGGCAACGGTGACCACGGTAGCGTTCAATGGGCAGTCTAACGGACTACTCGCGATACTGAGCCAAGGCGGGACGTTTAGCTCGTCCTTTGACCACGACCAGTTCGCGATCCCCGGCTCAACCGACATCACCGGCGGCGGATTGTACATGATGGGCACGTCCCTCACCCACATTGACCACACCCTATTTTCGGTGAATGATACGCCAACCTACGGATACTCCATCGCCCCGATGCTGGCATCTATCAATAATCCGGCAAACACACAAGGGGCAGGGTCGTTTACTTGCGACTTCTGCTATGCGGTCGGCAGAGGAGCGCTGGTTGATTCCACCCCGGCGGTAGGATCGCAGCAGAATTACTTCTTAAATTCATCGTACTCGCAAGCGATTCGCACACCTTGGCTCACCATCGGCACCGCGAACAACGCGATAATCCACGTCAAAGGTGGAACGCAGGATTCGAGCACTCAGGCCATGGTATCGAATCAGGGAGCGAACGCCCCTACGGTCATTTTGGATGACGTGCAGAACGTGAGCGCGGAATCTGGCGGAACTCCGGGTATTCTGACTGGAAGTCCTTTCTCCGCAGTCATCGCCAACATGAGCGGCACCTCTCTTGGTCAGAACATGAATGTACAGCGGGATAGGCCCAACTCCAACGCCTGCCTCGCTGGATTATCCATCAACGGGTCAAACGTATGCTCTTCGGGGAGTTTTCCGGTCAACGTCGAATTGTTAGATTCTCCGGTGCATGTTGGTCCGGCGTTTGATATTTTCTTCCCGCTCTCGGTGCCTGTTCCCGTCTCGACTTCCATCTCAGGAACGTCGGGCGGCTCGGTCCCCGTAGGCGCTCAGGTCTACACCGCAACGGCTTGGGGCTATGACGGCAACACGACTAATCCATCGGCCTCGGTTACCTGCACCACGACCAGCGGGAACCAGACTTGCGCTCCGTCCTTCACATTTTCGGCAGGCACCCTATTCTACAGCGTGTATCGCAACGGTCAGGGAGTTGTAGCGTGTAACCATCTCGCCATAACCGCAAGTTGTTCGGACACGGTATCTAGCGCGGGCGGCGGACCCGCCCCTACAGTCAATGCGAGTGGCTCGACTACGCTCACGGCTGGGGGACTGTACTCACCATGTATCACCACTTACGCGATCTTCTGCTCGAATCAATTCCCCGGCGCGACACTGGACGTTCGCGTGAACGCCTGCATCACGGCTGCTATCGCGGTCGGGGGATTTTGCGACTCGCGCAGCGAGCCTACGACCGAAACTATCGCCGCTCCTATCCTTGTCGGTACACCAACGCCCAGCAAAGTCTCTTGGCTGGTTCCTGAAATCGGCCAGTGGACCTCGACAATCACCAGCGGAACGGGTTGCGCCATTACTCAATATGGCCTGACCTCTATCGTGGGAACCGCTTCGATGTACACCACGAACATGACGGTCAAGACGCAATCGAGCACGAACGAGGGAGCCGTCTACTGCACCGGAACCACCAGCTCTGCCTTGAGCTACATGGGCATGAGCGGAATGACGTTCAAATCCAGCGCAGCAGGGGCAACGAATACTCTAGGTGCCACAGCGGTTATATCGGACGTGTTCGAGTCCAATTTCGACAACGACGAGTTCTTCACCAACATTGATGCCTGCGCGGTGAAGATTACCGGAACGGCGGGAGCGGACCGATTCCATATCGGGGCCGAAGGACTTAGCGGAACGGGCGTGACTCCGCTTTGTCTCGTCGGCACAACTGGAGGGTTCGCTCAGGACCAGCTCAACGTATTCAACTGCGATTCCTGCTCCATAAATCATCCCGGCGCGGGCCAGCACAACATCACAATTACCGATGGCGGGGGCAGCGCACAGTTCCCAACGCAGACCATCGCCAATTTCTACGGCCTGCGCATGGAAGGAAATCAGGTAAGCGACCTCACGACCTCGGCCATATTCGGAACTAACGCGAAGCAAATTAACGTATTTGGCGGTATGTTCCAGTACCTTCTCGCCGGAGCCTCTGCCCCTTTTATCGAATATACTTATGGAGCCGGAAAGGGAACCTCAGTTACCGGAGAAGGTCTAGCTATTGGAAACTGCGGTGGGTGCGCTACTCCTACTTCTCCTGCCACATTCCTAAAAGACGACGTTTCTAGCGAAACAATATCTGGTAATGCGCTAGGATACGGTGGGCCTGGATACCTCGCATCGGCACAAGCTCCAGCCAACGCTAGACGCGGAACAGTCGCTCTTGTCGGCGGAACTGCCACAGTGACCTTCCCGCGCTCGTATCCTACCACCCCTGTTTGCACGGCCAACGACCAAACGGCAGCGAACGCAGTACAGACCGCGCCGACGACGACCGTTGTTGTTTTGACGGGAACAAGCACGGATACAATCGCATGGAGCTGCGCCGATTGATTTTGTAGAAGTAAAGTCCTGAGGAGGGCACAAACATGGCAGGAACTACAGCAACAATCACTCCGAGCGCGTACCCAAATGGATACGACAATACGCAGCGGATGCAACACGTCTACGGAACTGTCGCAATCGGCGCGTCTCCGCTAACGTATGCCACGGGCGGCGTAGCTCTTTCGTGGAAGATTGAAGGCATCAAGAGCACGTCGCAGCTTCCCATCTGGGTCGAGTTTATTAGCTTCGGCGGCTCAGGTTACCAGTATGCATGGGAAAAGACCGGAAATACGATACAAATCCTAACCGGAGCGGCGGCACAATCACCGCTCACCGAACTGACCAACGGAGCGGCAATTCCGGCGGCGGTATCGGGTGATACGATTTCTTTCCATGCTGTATTCGTGCGCATCTAGGGGACGACTTGTTCAACGCAGGAGCAGGCTATACAAGCATCCCGCTGGGGAGCTTCCTAGGACTCTATACGGAGGCTTCCCCAACGGATTTGCCCGAAGGCGCTAGTCCGCTTTGCTGGGATGTGGACTTTGTAATAGGCTCGGTCAAGATGCGACCGGGTAAGCAGACGGTTTTTTCATTCAATGGCGAATCGGTAGGGCCGAAAGGCTGTACTTCAGGGTCGAACGTAACCGTAACGGGGGCGGCTTGGTCGAATCCCGGTAATATCACGGCTCACGATGGCGTCTATGCCACTTTCCTTCCGGGCAACATCGTCAATACTCCCTCGCGTCCTACCGGCGCGGCGTCTGTATTTTCTTCATTCGGCATATCGTGGACTAACGTAGCAAATCTATCCTCCAGCTCGTCTTTTACTTCGGTAAATTTGCCAGCAGCTACGCTTTCGGGATTTCAGCTTACCCAAACGCTCATCGCTCAGAACTTTGGGTTTTCCGTACCTTCTGCCGCAAATATCGTCGGCGTAACGGTCACGATTACGGCCTTCGATAGCGCCTCGGCAACGGCGGTGACAATTTCTCTTGCCTCTTCGGGC